CGGCAAGGCGGGGGGAGGTATAGAGCTCTGAATTGATATTGATAGCTCCGCCTCGGAAGTCCTGACCAAAGATCGCAGCATGATAATGGGGACGGCGGGTAACGTCGCCGTACTCACCAACAGCGTAATAGCGCAAAGGAATGCCATTGCGACGGACCCTCTTGAAGAAGTCCTGCAGATCTTTTTTGATCAGGGTAGGGGGGGAATTTTCATAGGTCAGCGTAAGGAAGCAATTCTGCTTGTGCATGGACGCTTCGTGATACATACGAACGCCCCAAGCATTTGCCCTGGCTGACTTACAGGCGAGGCACTTACCGCAGGGAATCTGGAAGTCCTGTTCCACCTGCGCGGCCTGTTTACCCTTGAACACCAGCGGGAGCTTTCCCGTCTCTGGGTTAGGTTCTTTCCCGCGCCAGACGCGGAGAGGGGTAGCACACGGCATTGTGTCACCTCTGAAAAAGACGCCTCCCCGAAGGGAGGCGGTATCGGAGAACCCTTAAAGGCGGATGCCGCCGCGCATCGGGGTCCAGCGATTAGGTGCCGCGGTCCGCTTTGCGGCCTTGCGGAAATTGCGGTTATTGGACCGGGAGCGCTTCATGGGAGGGGTACTCCGTAGATGTTAATAGGGGGCGGGATTGCCCCCTTTGTACCGGGTTTTTAACCCGGTGTCATGTAGCACAGAGAAGATCAAGTGGGTCTCTGTGTCTGCCAGTCTAGCTGGCGTTTTGGGAAGTGTAAAGCCCCCCTCTCGGGGGACCCCGGGAAACGCCCGACAGGGGACCTGTCGTGCGTTTCCCGGGGCGCAGCTTACTCGGAAGGAGCCGGAACCGGCTCCGGAATAGGGAGGTCCTGTTGAACCTCTTTAACGGCCTTGCGGGCCTTTTTCTGGACGCCGGCCACGTAACTGTCCGCCGTCTGGATTGTGTCCTGGGCACGGGCATGAAGATCGGTCAAATCGCCCTGAAGCCCAGTCACATCTGCGTATTGAGGAACCGAGCGAGCCGGGGGAAGAACCCCGGTCCGCTCGTACCTCGAAATGATGTTGTTAACGTCGCACGACTCCGCGTGCGCCTGATGGGTTTTTGACTCGCCAACGGTGGCGAATTGTACGCGGACGCGGGTATAGGGAGAACGAATATAGGGGGCGAGGATTTCGCCCGTTTTCTGGTCAATCATTTTTTTAGGCTCCAAAGAGAAATTGGGGAAGAAGAGAGGGGATAGGTTAGTTGTAGCCTTTGTATTTTTTGTACCAGTCCATGAACTGTTGATTCCGCTTCCGCGTTTCCGGGTCCTGCCCCGGTAGCCAAGGGGTTTTTGTCGTCTGGTCCTTGAACCAAGACACCCCTTGATGGATGAGAGGTTCAACCAGTTGGAAGAGCAGCTTGGTTACCTGCGCTTGAGCCGCGTCGGCTTCCATTTTTTTGCCTGACGCGTTGAGATACGGAATTTCAGCGGCTATTCGCTGAATTTCCGATTGTATCTTGCGCTCTTCCCAAGCGACCTTGCCGGTATTGGCCGCGGTCTGTTTTTCCTGCGCCCCGTAGAGAGGAGCGAGAGCGTTTTTAACGATGGTATCCGCCTCAGTATTGCGGGTCTGAACCGCAATGAAGTCCTTTTCGGCGAGTGTTTTTTCAGTCTGGGCGCGAAGCTGTGACGCTTGCGCCTGTTGGGTCTGAATCACCGCCTCTGCGTTGCGGACCTGAGAATTAGCCACACGGGCATTGTTTACGGCAGAACCAAGCTGAGGCGCATTCATGCTGGAAGAAGCGCCTGAAGGCGATATAGCAGGATTACCGAGAGCAATGACACGATTAAGGCCAGCGCGTTGCAAATCATTGGCAGCGCGCTGATATGCGGTATTGGACATGCGTTCTTGGAAGTCCATCTGCTTTTTTGCGCTTCGAGCATTGAAAGCGCCACTAAGAAGAGAACCGCCGAGATCACCAACAAAGCCGCCAATGGCTGAAGTGACATCACCTTCCATTTTCCACCTATAGGTCAAGGGTTAGTTGTCCAGGACAAAAAGACGCCCCCGAAGGGGCGTCCGTTTTTGCCTTAGAAGTGGTCGATAAGACCCGGTACCGAGTAGACAGGCATCGGACGCTGGCATGTGAGGCTAAACCACATGTCCAGAAGAAAATGCGGTTCGGCAGGCACCGCAATAATGCGATCAATCGGCGGGTTATCCTCAATGAAGCTTGCATTGAGAGCAGGGGTAGAAGTGAAGTCCTGGGCAAGATGCCATACATCAAGCGATTCCGGGTCCTCAGAACTAAAACGTCCGGTGATCTTGGACGGCTTATAGCGGTACTCCGCATAGCGTTCCTGATACCCGAACACTTCGTCATCAGCGGCCGTACCGGCAACGTAGATTTCCTTATTAAGCACCGCTTGTTCGCCAAGATGCGCGAGAGCCGGCCAGTAGAAATCATAACGGGTCGAACGCGACCAGAAGCGCTCAATACCATTCTGGTAGGTGAGGTCCGCGCGAGCGGATACCAACCCGATGATAATGCCGTGTTCCGTGAAAGACTTTTGAAAGCCCGCTTTGTTGACGCCAGTTCCCACGGCAGCAAGGTCCGCTTGTGGGACTTCAGCGTTGCGGAACGTCGAAGCGATAGGGTTGATGTTGACGCGGGTTGAACCGCCGCCGAGGTATTCCGGTCGTTGCAGACGGGCATCGTCCGAGCGTACTCCGAAGTGAGAGAGAACCAACTCAATATAGCGCGTGCCGCCACGGGCGTCTCGCTCAAGGAGCTTCTGAATCTGGAAAGCCGTCCGCAGATCATTGATCGTGACCGCCGTAGCTTCGGCAAGATCGGCGTAAATATCAGGGAAACCAGCCGTCCCGGCTGCCGTTCCTTTGAAACGAATAGACGTATTGTCGTCGGTCACATAGTACTGATAGTTGGTAGTACCACCGTCGGACTCACGAACAGTACCGGACCCGTTTGCCCAATTCTGGGACGTTACCGTACCGATACCTTTAACGGGCGCAGTTTCGCCCAGGGGAATAGATACCGGATCGCCTTTCTGAGGCCACGGAAGGCAAGACGTGAAATAGTCATGGCGCTTGCCGCGACGGAGAGGTTTCACGTTGTTCCAGACATTTCCGGTGTTACCCGTAGGTACCGGGATAGTCTGTTGAAGGTTCTGGTCCCTGAACCACTCGTTCCAAATAAGCACGTACGCGCGGAACGGAAGCTCAGAAACAGGGTAGGCGATACCCTGAGAAGATCGCGGAATACCGAAGTAAGCCGCGAGGTCGTCATGAACGATCTTGGTCAGATCAATGTTCGTTTTCGGAACAGAGAAAACGGACGGGTCATCGTCGGGGTTTTTGCGTTCACCGCAGAACTGTTGCCAGTTGTCCCAGATGAGGCGGTAAGGAACGAAGAAGAAATGAGTGTCGAGGTAGATATTGTCCATGATGGGTTTGAGAGGCGTCGCCAAACGAGCGAACGCCGTCGCATTCATGGAGAACGTATCACCCGGAAGAATTTCGTCGAGATAGACCGGGATGAGTTGACCGGCGTCGAACGTCGTTTTATACGCGTGCGAACGGTCGAACTTTGAACGCTGGATATCAGCGGAAGGAACAGCCGCAAAATGTTGTTGCGCCGACATTACAGACGGCTGTGGGAAATATTTCTCACTCATTGGAAGCTACCTCAGTAGTTGCGAAGTGTTTGATGAAATTGGCCACCGTCAAGACGGGAGCCTGAGAGAATTTCCATTCGGACGCGTCTGCGTCATCGACGAGAACGATAACAAGAGCAGATTCCTGCTCATCTTGCGGAACGATAGAACGAAGGCCATTAGCGAACGTCACACGGTCCTGACCGATAGCCGGTGTACGCTGGCCCGTTTTTGAATCGATAAGCTGAAAGAAGCCTTTCATATTTTGGAACTCCGATGAAGTTTTTTGATAGCAACTTGAGACTTTAAAAGCTTGTTTTGCTGGAACGCTGATTCCTGACGCTGTGCGCGTTCTTCTAGAGTCATACGTTCGAATTTGTTTTTCCTGTTGTGTTTCACCTCCTGAAGATACTCTTCACCAGTTTTTAGGGATTGAAAGCTTTCAAGCTTGCGAAGATAGGCCGGGGGAATGGCGTATTCACGACCTTCCACAGTAACCGTACCCGTACGAGCAATGTCGTCATAGTACTTGTCCAACCATGCGTGCCCGATACCTGGGCGGGTTGACATCAGGGAGAAGGTTTCATCATCGCCGACTTTCTTTTGAACGTAGCCCGCAACGTACATGCACGCGTCGAGGGAGAGGTCAGCGATTGCGACTTGTCCGAATCCCCAGAGATCGGCAAGGCGGGGGGAGGTATAGAGCTCTGAATTGATATTGATAGCTCCGCCTCGGAAGTCCTGACCAAAGATCGCAGCATGATAATGGGGACGGCGGGTAACGTCGCCGTACTCACCAAC